CAACATGATAAAAGAACTAAACAACTGCATGCCTTCAGTAAAGGCACTGAAAACAGCAATATGCTCAGCAGTACTAGCGACAGTACCATTGCGACTAGAAATATCAAGTACATAGTCATGTTTGTCCTTCATCTCCTGATACTCTAGGAATTGGTTGTAAGTTGTTTCAGGCAAACCAAGTGTTTCAATCAGGTGTGAATAAGCAGCAATGTGTAATGCTTCACGAGCAGCAAATCCCATCAACATCATTCTTACCTCAGGTTGAGGGAAATAAGGCAGATAATTATTAACATAACCACCAGCAACATCAATGTCTCCCTGAGTAAAGAATCGGAAGATGTTCGTGAGGAATTGTTTTTCTTCATTTGTTAGTTTCTTTTTCCAGTCTTTAACATCTTCAGCCATAGGAACTTCTGAGTGAAGCCAGTGTGCTTGTTCGTGTTTTAACCAAGCATCATATGCCCAAGGATAATTAAATGGTTTAAAATGGTTTCTTGTATCTGTTAATCTTGATTTTGTTTTAGTTATCATTTTTATTATTTTCCTGTTCGTACATTACGGTATTAGTTTCTCCAAGTGCCCACTTGGGATCAGTTTCAACTGACCATCGTTTAGTTGCTACTTTAAAATCTGGCATCTTTAATTCCCTTGGATTAGACGAAGGCTCAAAGATAATAAGACGATTATTTGGCTGAGCAGCGAACTGCCCATTATCACACATAATAAAATTATAAGATTTGTGATCTTCGGTATCCTCAGCAAATCCAGTATCAAGAATATTAAAGTCAGGATGAGCAGAGTCAACAGTAAATAGATACTCACCATACATCCAGTCTCCATTCTTTAATTTAAACTTACAACGCATTGACTGTAATTGTGCTTTCTTTATTACAGCAATATCATATGACAAACAATCCCACAACTGTAAATAATCTAATGGTAATGGTTCGCCTTCAATTGGTTTCCAACAATAAGCATGTAAAGGTAACTTATCATAGAGAGCACCATAGTTATTCAAATATGATTCAATACGAAACGCTTGCCCTCTCAGCGATTTGATACTTATCCACCAGCAAGGTTCTAGTTCACCATGACCTTTTTCAAAATCATATAAAAATTCTTTGCGAATAAAACATTTAACAGGAGGGAGGTTAGCAATTATATGTGCCATTTTACCAGTGTCTCCACACACCAGCAATGATGTGGAGACAGGTTATCATTTCTACTATGCGCATGATCCAATATACAACAGGACCAAACATTTTAACCCTCGCATGCTAAACATTCAGTACCTTCGGTAAGATCGTGCAAGTTAATTTCTTTAATAATCTCACGCTCAATTCGTTTAGAAACTTTATCTGCTTTGGCAATCTTATCGCTACGGCAGTAGTAAAGTGTTTTCAATTTTTGTTTCCATGCTTGGAAGTGAACCGCATGGATGTATTTAATATGACTGTCAGGTCTAAAGAAAAGATTAACTGATTGTGCTTGGTCAATATATTCTTGTCTGTCAGAAGCATGTTGAATCAACCAACGCTGATCAATCTCCATACCTGTTTTAAATACATCTTTATCCCAGTCAGACATCCAATCTAAGTGTTGGACAGATCCATCATTGGCGATAATACTTGACCAAATTTCTTGATAGTCTGCCGTTGGTTCTGATTTACAATGTCTGTTAATAAGATCGTCAAGATAACGATTCTTGTTTAGGTGAGAACCCGAAAGAGTATCCTGCCTATAAGCATTGGCACGATAAGGTTCAATGCTAGGAGAAGTATTCCCCATGAGAATGGAAGAAGAAGCATTGGGAGCAATAGCCATGAGATGACTAAAACGATTCCCAGTGCCCACTGCATCAGGTGCTTCACCACGCTGAGATCCAAGTTCTTTATTAGCAACATCTAATTTCTCTCTTATGCTTTTGAAGATTGTTTTGTTTTTTCCAACTGCGAGCGACGATTCCCACGGAAGATTGTTTCGCTGAAGATAAGCATGCCAACCCAGAGCACCGATACCAATGCTGCGCTCACGACTTGCAGAATACTTAGCTCGCTTGATGGCGGAAGGAGCATGATCAATAAAATACTGAAGAACATTGTCAAGCATTTCAGCGACATCACGAAGAAAAGTAGGATGGTCTTTCCACTCATCATAGTACTCCAAGTTTAAAGATGATAAGCAGCAAACGGCAGTACGCTTCTCATTTGTTGGTAAAATGATTTCAGAGCAAAGATTTGACTGATTAATTTGTAAACCTTTATCCCGCAACCATTGAGGCATTTTACGATTTGATTCATCAATAAAATGTAAATATGGTTCGCCAGTTTGCATGCGTAACTCTAGTAGTTTCTGCCAGAGTTCTTTCGCTGATACTGTTTCGCGAATTATTTTAGAGTGTGGGTCGATTAAATTCCAAGAATCATCAAAGTCTGGATCAATCATTGACTTCTCAATAATTTCCATAAAAGCATCAGGAATATTAATCCCATGATGCATGTTTAGAGTACGCATGTTTTGATCGCCTGTCGGCTTGCGCATCTCTAAGAAATTTATAATGTCTGGATGATCAATAGACAAGTAAGCAGCATAACTACCCCTGCGAGTACGACCCTGCCTGTATGCCAAAGAACTGGCGTCATACATTTTGAGGTGAGGCATGACACCAGTAGATTTATCGTCTGCTGAACGAATACCAAAGCCAATACCAACACCACCCCCGAGCATAGAAAGCCAATTAGTTTCTGATAAGTTATCAACTAGTCCCTCCGCAGTATCTTCAATATAGTTAAGGAAACATGATATAGGCAACCCACGCTTACTGCGACCAAAAGAAAGAATGGGAGTAGAATAAGAAAGCCAATGTTTGCTGCTGTATTCGTATAGCCTCTGTGCATGCTCTTCGTTAGAGCTGAATTGTTTTGATACATAGGCAAATCTTTCTTGTGGAGATATTTCTTCATCCTTCATGTAACTTTCTTTTAGTCTAGTCAATCCTAGTTCATCAAATAGATTATCACGACTGTAATCTACCTTAATACCATGCACGACATCTGCCATTTAATACTCCGATTATAATTTATTGTTTTTCTACAAACTCAGTCGTTAGTGGGAATACGGTAGCGATAACCTTTGCGCATTCCTTGGCAACTAACTGATGCTCTTTTTGTGTACCATTTGCACTGCGTAATTCAATAAAGTGAATCCAACTTCTTAATGTGCCATTCATATATAAGCGAGATACAGTCAATCCTTCTGGCAGTACTGCTCTTGCTTGTTCTTTAGCGATGCCGTTATCAATCGCCCACTCATATGCAGATTTGGCTGCATCGAGTACTCTATTTTGCTGAGTTTCCCAAAACGCTTGAAGTGCTGGGTTGTCAGTTTCAATACTATTTTGTCTGTTCTTGGAATCTTGAAGTCGTGCTTCCCTTAGAACAAAATCTAATTCTTTAGTTGGGTCAGCATATCGCTGACTGAATTCTTGGAACGAGAAAGACCTATGACGCAAGATTTGCCTTGCTATGTCACGAGTAGTTTCGATTTCTAAACACATAGAAACCATCTCGAGTGGTGACCAGTGTTTGTTTTTAACTAGATATCGAATTAACTTCTCTGATGTATCTGTGTTGTTTTGATTGCTGGGATTACTTACACGAGCACAGAACGCAATCAGTTCTGTCATATTCTCTACAAAGTATGTGTCAGGNTGGCTATAACTTATCAACTGAACTTTCAACATTTTCTCCATTCTGTAAATCTTAATTTTGCTTCCATACCTGTANAGGTATTTGTATTTATTNTTTCTAGAATTTGCTCAGNTGTTTTACCTGATAAAATCATTTCATTAATATCCTTCTCTTGAACAGTATCAGGATACATACATACATTATAACCTTTATCTATGTACTTAGCAAGTTGTTTTGTTATATCTTTGCTTCTCGGCTCATTGTCCATAACTATCGTTGCATTAGTAAGTAGCTGACGAATAGTAGGGGTGTCAAAACTTGCTCCTGAAACAGCCACTGCATTTTGGAGAAATAAACTATCCAGTGGTCCCTCAACGACATAAATTCTTTTTGCGAAGTCAACTCGATCAAGTCCATATATTTTTTCCTCTGTTTCATCAATCTTGATTGTATAATACTTAGGTTCTTCTTTACCGAAAGCTCTTCCTTGATAAGCAAAAACTTTACCGAAAGAATTAAAGTAAGGGATTATTAACCTTGGATGGTCATCTTCCTCATTGGTAAATTTAAAGACACGCTGATTAGTCCACTTCTTGAATTTAGAACAGAAGTATAGTAGATTCCATTTATCTTTTGGAAGTTTTCTGTTTATGACATACTGAACTGCAGGATGTGACTCGGGCAACTTGTCAATTCTACTCAACCCATCTAACACATCATCTTCAAGAACGACTGGAGTGGTTTCATTTACAAACTCTTCAACATTTTTATGATCGTTGTATCGAGTAGCACCATTCTTGTATCGTTCAATAACATATTGGTCATATAGGTTTGAGTCAACAAACTTAATAAGATTACCAATGTTAGTGCTGTGACCACATTTGTGGCACTTTACCATCAAGTCTTGTTTAAACTTGTAGATATATCCTCTGGCTTTGCGGGAGTTTGTTTTAGAATCACCACAGACTGGGCAACTATAATTCCAAAGATAGTCGTTCTTCTTTGCAAAGTTGCGCAATCTTGTGCCTAACATAGATGCGTATTTCGTGTCAATATGTAACATAATATAATTATACCTTAATACCAAATAAAAAGCAAGTCCGAAGACTTGCTTTTGCAATAATCAATTGCAATTATACTTTATCGGGGGATCCTGACATAGTAGTTGATGCGCCAATACGAGTTGGGTCATCATATGCACCGTAAGTAGCATTTTCAACTTTCGAAGCCCAACCTTCTTTTCTTAATTTAATAATTAAGTGTGCTGGACCATCTGCTACTAATCTAATATCTTTATTAGCGTAAATTCTATCAGCAAATCCAGTGTAGTCAAAATATCCAGCATTAACCAAATAATAATGATTATGTAGAGTAGGAACAGCTGGATCTAAAATTCTAGCGATATCCCAATGTTTATTATGTTTACAACCCCACCAAAGTTCAGTGATATAAACTCTTGATCCAGTATATTGAACAAGAGCACCGCTCGATTCATCTGGTATCGATGTTGGTTCTACATACGACTGAGTAGATTTTGTCATATCAGTTTGTAAACTTAAATCAATAGTTCCACCTGAAGCATCTGTAATATAACACTTAAGTACAATTTCTGTCTCTGTGTGAGAGATAATGTGTTTACCAGCCATATGGATTTCCTATTATTTTATAAATTTTGCTATTTCTGATAGATGACCAAGTATAAATCCTAATGATGCAGCTCCACCAATAACATACCACTTCCACTGTTCAAGAGCACCGACACGCTTTTCCATTTTCTCTAGATCCTCAACAACATCTTTGCGGATCTCAGCGTGTTGGTCTTGTGATATCTGAGCATTTGCATTCATCTTATGCTCAATACGAGTTTGCATGTCATCAATTTTATCGACAATTTCTCTGTTACTTGTAGTAATTCGAGAATGTATTTCTTTGATATCATGCTTCACTTCGGTGACATCTTCCTTTAGGGATTCCATTTGTGCTTCCAATTTGGCGATTCTTTCTAAGTCCATTTACTTTACACTCTCAAATATTTCTTTTTGTGTTTTGTACCATTCAACCCAAGTATCGACCTTAATTTTGCATTCATGATATTGCCCGTAATTTTCCACTACGACTTTCAGAACTTCACTTAACTTCTCAGTAGGTTCAGTTTTCTTTAAGTCGGGACATGCTTCCATCAGTTCTTTTGGAACTTCTGGGAAATTTCTTTTAACTGGCGTAGTAATTAAACACCCTGTTAATAACATTGCTGGAAAAACTAATAGGAGTCCCTTCATTTCTTAACTCCTACAGATGCTTCATTTAAAATGCTAATTGCTTCAGGAACTACTTTACAGTTTGCGTCAATTTTAACTTCAACTGTTTTTAGTTTTTCTTGTATAACAATTTGTTTCTCTTTAACTACTTTAACTCTGTCAACATATACTGTTTGTATTTTAGTATTTGCTTCTTTTGATTGTTGCTCGGCAACTGCAATTTTTGCTTCTAACTCTGCAACTCTTGCTCGCCACTCAGCCTCAACAGCATATCCACCTTTGAGGTATACACCTAATACTAATAGTATAACTGATATTACCTGCAATAGCAAGCGATAAGGAATAATCCAAGGAAAATATCGAATGACAAGTTTAAACATAACTGATACTACAGTTCCTGCAATACCAATTACAAGAACTATATTAATTGCCCATATTAATAGGGCATCAGGAATAAAACTTAACATCCACATTTAACTACCTACATTCTTTGGCTTGCTACGAACAGCCATGTTTCTATACTTTTTAATATCTTTTTTCTTTGGAACAGGGATATCAGTAGATACTTTCTCTCCTGTTACATTCGCTGGCGCACCAGCTTCTCCCTCTTCTTTAACTTGTTCTTGTTTCTTTGGAGGATTTAATAATTCTTGAGCACGCTTTCTTGATGCTTCAGATTTTTGTTGTTCTCTTTCAAAAGCTCTCTGTAATTTTACAGCAGCAGACATACGCTTTGTTTCGTCAAGCATATTTAAAACTGCGAGTTCTTCTTCAACAAGAGTAACCCTATCTAATTTCTCAGCCAAAGCAACGAATTGTTTTTCGTTAATATAAGAACTTTTATTTTCATACTTCTCTTTAACCATGAAGTATGCAGCAGTTAGGTTCTTTAATTTTGATTCGCCACCTGGGAGTTTATTAATCAATCGCTTAACATTAAAAATTAAACGATCTAGATAATTGTAAGAATTTCTTTCTTCTTCAGTTTTTAAGGATGATGCTGGCTTGAGCACCTTACCTTTGGCATCTATGATACCAAGTTTAAATGCATTTGTTTGGTCGAATGGAGTTACTAATTTGTAAAGCAATCTTAGTGCAATCAAATTATCCATCAATCTTGTAGACATTAAATTTTCCTTAAAGCATTTATAATGGTTTCGTCTAACTCTATATCAGAAACTTTAATTCCATATTGAGGTAGATACTCAGGCATTCTTTCAAGATATACTAAAAATGTAACTAAAACATTCCAGTGATGTTCGTCTATCTTATGAAACATCATGTTAGTTGCAGCGTCACCAAAAACATTATACAAAACTATAATGTGATTCAGTATCAGTCGCTCTCTTAGATCACCAGATTGTTTATATCTTGTAATTAATTTCTTAAGATAAACAAAAATTCTTAAATCTTTTTCAAATTCAGTTATATTATGACATTGCGGATTATCGTAATGATGCATCGCATATAACAGAAAATCTTGTTCATTTAATTTTTTATTAATGTCAACCACAATTCTCACTTCACATTCAAAAGAGAGGGTGGAACACCCACCCTCTTACATAAAGTATTTATTACGCTACTGTCAGAGTTACTGCAGTAGAAGTCTTAGTGTCAGCACCAGCTAAGGATACTAGAACACGATACTTGTCGCCATCTGTTGCACCTGCGCCATCACCAGTGGCTGTTGCGCCAGTTGTGTATGATGCAGTAGTTCCACCAGTACCAGTTGTTACATCAGCCCATGCGCCAGCACCTTCTTGCTGAATCTGCCATTGATATCCGATTGTGCCAGTGCCAGTACGAGTAGCAGTTACGCTAAATGTAGCTGTTGCTGGAGCAGTAACAGATTGATTTGTTGGTTGTACAGTGATGGTAATTTCTGGTGCGATTGTATCATTGTCGCCAGTCATTGAAGCCATTGCGACTAATACTTCGTGGAACACACGACCTGAACGACCACCTGATCCAGTTGTTTTTAAATTCCAACCAGCAGTGAGTCCGTTAGCAGTTGCTTCTTGAGTATTAATACCAACTGTGTTTGCTAAATCAGCAGCTGATAGGTACTTTGGCTTACCTGCTTCTTCGTCAACATTTGTCCATAGTGCCATTTTGTTTCTCCTTAATAAGATTTGTTTGAGTTTGGCAAGTGTAACTTGTAGCCAGTGTATTCAACACCGCTACCCTTCTTAGAAGCACCGCCCAATTGCCTTGCTCCTGATTTAGCTCCAGCAGGTCTGCCACGACCACGCTTTACAGCTGGTTCTTTAGATTTAGAATCGTCATCTTCTTTTCCTTCTGGATCATCATAAGATGTTCCATACTTACCTTTGTGTACATAACGACCATCTTTAAATTCCATCTCGAGCATCATAGCGAATTCTTTGAATGTTTTCATAGTTTCCTCGTTCGTTTCTTTTTTGCCTGTTAGAAAACGACCAAGATTTTTTAGATCGCTTTTAACTCCAGGTTTATCTTTTAAATAACTTTTGTCGGCAACATCATCGCCTTGTTTTGGTGTGTCATATGCGCCACGCTTCTTTAAAAAGTTGGCAACAATTTTATGACCACGAGATTCTTCAATCTCTTCTTCAACTTCTTCTGTCTTCATTTTTGCTGCTTGAGCAGCTTTTTCTTTAGCCATTAATGCAGCAACTTTACTGAGTGTTTGCGCATCAGAAGGTGTCAACTTTGGTTTTTGTGGAGGAATATATCCTTCCTCAACTTCTTCTTTAGTTAAACGATCAATCGCTTTATTAACATTGTCTTGACGCTTCCAAGATTTAGTTTTATAATCATTAGCAATGTTAGTGTTAGCATCCTTCATATCTTGTTTTCTGGATGTCTTGGCACGATTATCGAAATCTGCTGCAATTTTTTTAGAAATTGCTGAATCAAATGATGCTTTTTTAGCATACGAACCAAGAGTTGCTTTTGAAATCTCATCAATTGATTCAACTTCTTCTTTAACACCTTTCTTGGCTGCATAGTATGCACCAAGTGCCATTTGTTGGCGTTCTTTTTTACTCTTACCTGCGAACTTAGGATTTTCGCTGTGAACAAAATCAGATATCCACTTACCTGCGCCATCAGAAACTTTTAAAACTTCTTCTAACTCTTGTTCTTCGTTCGTTTTGCCGAAGTGACTTTGTTTTAACTTGTCTGGAATTGATGTAAATCTCTCATGTCCTTGAATAGTTCCATACTTTTTCTGTTTAGTATTTTGTAATGCTTTGCGAGCCAAATCTCTGGCACGGCTCATCGGACTGTGAACAGCTCCAGATTTATCAGTAATATTACCTTTGGTGGTTGTATATGGACCATCGAATGGTGGCTCAGTAGCTTCTTTCATGTCATCACATTCGCACTCTACTTTACCGCAAACTTTGCATGGTGTCTCTTCTTCTTCTTTTCGAAGCAATTTAAAATCATGAGAATCGATCTGACCATTTTTGTTCTTATCGATCTTGTGCTGTTTGCCTTTAAGTTGTTCTTGCATTTCTGCGTATGATTCGAATAATGATTTCATTATTATCCTGCCTTGTTTAAAGTTGATCTAAGCATCCAAGCATGTTTGCTGTGTGCTGCCATTCTGTCTTGAAGATAGTTAGATAACCCATCCTCTTTTTGCATATTTGCCAACTCAAATCCTTGCTTTAAGGAAGCCATTACCAATTCGTTTGCGCTCAGTAAATCAGATAACATTCCAGTGCAATCTGTTGGAGTAATTACTGAAGTATCTGGAACAGTTCTATACTTGTCAAATTCTAAAAGAGTGTGGATAGCACGACCCTTTATTTGACGAATATGTTCTGCTGTAGTATCGATACTTCCATATACTTCTTGGTAGATATCACCAAAAAACTCATGGAACATAGGGAAATATTCTCCCTCTACATTCCAATGGTAGCCTTGTGCTTTTGTGTACATAACGAAACTATTCGCCAGTACCACTTTCATTTGTTCTACGAGCATTTCCATAAGTATATTTATCCCTTTTATCTCTTCTTAATTCCGTGTTTTGCGTTTGGAGATGCTTTTGCAGCAAGTTTATGCATACGCTTGGCTTCAGTTTCCCTAACACGATTAGCCATTTTCATAGCCAATCTGTTAATTACGCTTTGGAACTGAGGATTGTGTAACACTCTTTCAGCTCTCTCTTTGTCGCTAATGCTCATTTGACCCAATGGTTTCTTAACAATCTTTTGTTTCAGAGTTCTCATGGCCAAACGCTTGGCTCTTTGATTAATTCGCTCTGGAGTAGATTTAGTCTTTAAACGAATCTTTAACAAACGACCACGCTTTGTAGAACCTCTGGCAAATCTTACCTTAGATTTGAGTCTTTCTGCTCTAGAAAGAACTTCCATAATTGGATCATTGTCTTGCTCGATTTCAAACTCTTCTCCTGTTTCTTCATCAACAAGAATAAGTTCGCTATCGTCATACTCTTCCAACATATCTTCTAAGTCAGCGTATTCATTGACCATCTCATCAATTTCATGCTCCTCAAAGAATGGATCAAATGGAGGAGTTCCACCAACAGTCAAAGTTGCAGTATCTGCCTTTGGCTTTAGTACTTTCTTTTTGGCTTCATCAATACCACTTCCATGAAACTTATTAGCAATATGCATAGCCATCTTTTCATGCTTTTCTTTTGGCACATTAGTACTTCTCAAATAGTTTAAAGCTGATTGGTGGACTTTATTATCATCTCCAGCATCACTATTATAAGGAGCATGTTCAGAGTTTGTCCAATTATTAAAGTGGTGATCAACTTCTGATTTTGAAACTTCATCTAGTTGTTCAACTTCTTCTTTGTTCATCAAACGAACTGTAGCACGACCAATCCCATCTACATCTTTTTGGGTTGGAACTCCAGGTTTACTAATTTTCTTTTTTAGATATGATTTAACTGTTGATTTATCCAACTCATCAATCTGCTCAACTTCTTCGTTTTTAACTTTAGAATATTCTTTGTCAAGATCTAACTTACGCTGTTGAACTGCTTTCTGATCAACATCTTTGTTCATTGATAGTTGTTGTAATACTTTATTTTTTTCCTGATAATCTTTATGTACATTAGCAGGATTCAATTTAGATTCACCAAGATATGGCCAACCTGACTGTTTAGTTTGTGGTTCGCTTTCAACTTCTTCTGGTTGCTCTTGTTTTGGTTCAGCTTTTTCTTTACCAATCATTGATGTCTGAGTAAGAACCCACGCTTCATAAGTTGGTTTCTTTACATCTTTTCCAACCAACTTTCTAAATTCTGCTCTTCTTGCTTTCGCAGCATCAATCTTTTTCTTTAACTCAGGATCAGCTTTTATCAACCATCCTGGGCGTAAATTATGTTCTGGCTTGTATCCCTCACCAAGTTCTTCTCTTGATTTTAAATAATCTTTTACGCAAGTAATATAATCTTGGGCAAGAGTAATCTTAGACTGAACCCACTCAGGCATATTCTCATATGGAGTCAACATCATAATCAACTCTGTTGAGCTACGAGCAATAGTCTGCAGTTGTGTTCTTGCCATCGCACCTTCGTAGTCGTACTCACCTTTGTCGATGGTATCAACTGCTTCATCAAGGATATCGATTAACTCATCAAGTTCTTCTTTAACTGGAACGCAGTTCGGAACTTTCTTTCCGTTCTTCATTTTCATTCCAACTGCAGTATAACCTGTCCAACAAGCATCTTTTAAATCACCAGTGGATTTTTTAATTTCTTCTTTTAATCTTTTGGCTAACTTATCAATTGATGCAGACATAGATTTAGATCTCTCTTTGTCTGCTTCAGGAGAATATGGTTTGTTCTTTTGTTTTTGATAGTACTCTGCATCTGCTTGTTGCTGTTTCGCACGAACATCTGCACCTGCTCGCCACTTATCGAGAGCACTCATCTTTGGTTTCTTATCTTTAACTAAACCACCTTGAGCTCCACTGGCTGCAAAATTAATTCTATTTGGGCGGATTTTATGGCTTTTAGTTTTTCCAGTAACTGGATCTACATGTTGGTGAACTACATAATCAGAAGCATAAACATCTTCACCAAGTTGATACTTAACTTTTTGACGACGGAGTGTGTCATTTACATCAAAAGGTTTTTGCATAGCAAACCCAGTGGCAACATGTTTTGGTTCTGTTTTCTTTACTTCAGAATCAATATCAGATTCAGTTTGTTTGGTAGTTGTCTTTGGTTCTTCAGGTTTCTTATAATCAACTGCTGATTCTTGACCCATCTCAACAGGTGGTTCAGTCATAGTAGCAGTCTTGATGAAATCTTTGTAACGAAGCATAACTCGTTTAGTTTCTGGATCATTTCTTAATTTGTCGTTTGCCATAGTACCCTCTGTGTTTAGAGATTCTGCAACCTCTCCCTTACCTTTTTCGTAATAATCTGCCATTAACATTTGTAATTCGTGACCATGACTATCCCAATAGTCCATGTGGTGTAAGAACTCGCCGATTCGCTCAAGAGATTCTTTTGCTTTCATATGAGCATGAATCCACTGTTTAACTTCTGATTGGATTGGTGGTTTCATTTGTTCTAAATGTGTGTCACCAATTTGCATATATTCGTCAGTGTGTTTCAGTGCATTGAGAACTGCCACACCATCTTTGATCAACCCACCCTGATACTTAGCAATCGTTTGTTGAAATGCTTTTGCTGCATCAGATGCGTGGTGTAAATTTTTAGTAGTATAACCTTTGAAACTAATTTCTTCAGGAGCATATCCACCTGGGATATCTTCTTGTACTTTCTTCAGTTTCTTAAAATCATCTGGTCTAAGAATACTCTTTGCCAAATTATATTTACTTTTCTTGTTTATAACATCTTCAACTACAGTTACTTTATCAATCCACTTCTTGGATAAAACACCTGATTCATTTACTACTGTTATATAATTTGTGCCACGATCCATAATTTCATAAACACCCTTGTCGTCTTGAACTTTATCTCCAACATTGAAGATTTCTCCAGCAACATATTGTTCACGAATTGAAGAGCGAGTAAACTCAACTACTTCTTTTAATGCATCTAGACCAATACCTTTACGCACTTCATTCATTAATCGACGCGAATCATGCTCGGTTAGTGTATGTGGTAATCCTTTTTTAAAGTCTTCAAACTTACCAGACTTGGCTGACTCGCACATCCTCAAACCAGAAACACCAGAAGATAAATCGCTATCTGGATCTATACTTCCTGTTGATACAACTTTAATAGATTCAAAGGTAAACTCTTTGGTGTTCGCTTTGTTTAATTGTTTTGTTACATCGGCGACTTTATCTTCACCAACAACTACAACTAAATTTTTGTACTTCTCATTTAATCGTTTGGCCAAGGAAACAAGTGTTGGCTCTGTAGTTTCTTGGAAGTTCGTTCCTGGAAACATACGATTTAAAAAGTATACTTTTCGATCTACTGAGAGGGGATTATATTTCTTATCTTCGTTTGCAGAAGCATAGATGGTGTAGTCAGCTGAAGAACCAGCGACTGTTTTAACAGCTTTTACTAGGTGTTCGTGAACCGATGTAGGTGGTTGGAAGTCGCCGTAAGCGACCACGATTTTACTACAAGGTAACTCTTTGATTAACTGTTTAAAATTCTTCATCTTTATCCATCTATAAAATATAACTTACTCTTTATTTATGTCCCATACCATTTCTAACATCATGGTACATTTGGTCTTTTTGTTTACTACTCATGCTTGACGGAGCACCAGCATGAAATTCTTTTTTATTACCTGAAGCAGCATGTTCGCGCATCTTACTTGCCGAGATGCCAGTTGTTCCCTCGGCATCAGGATCTCTTTCACCTGAGGAATGAACTGTTATGGATTTAAAATTATAGTGACCATGACCAGATTCTTTACCATTATATTTGTTTAATAATGTTTTCATTTCTTCATGACGATCAGAACCAGCAACAACATGTAAATGTTGAACACCTTGCTTATGCATTTCTGCAGCGTGGTGTAGAATTGTTGGTGATTCTTTGCTTGCTGCTTTTACATTAGTTCCTGGAAATGCATTCTTAGCATGTTTAACTTTTTGTTCAGCAGTAAGAGGATTCTTCTTAGCATCTTGGCTATGAGAAACAACCAATTGATGCGATGCGTTATGTTCTTTGGCAACTGAATGTAGTTTATTAACAACTGCTTCATGCCCAGAAGTAATTGGGTTCATGCGACCAAAGGCAAGAACTCCGTGTTTCTCGTCAGCTTCTACTAGATATTCGGTAAATGATTTCATTAGCAATCCCATGCTCTTCTTGACCAATAGTTGGCAGAAGTTTTGTCTGTTAAATTACCCTGACCACCTGAACGAGCACAATATGATTTCTTTCTGGCAGGAATATGTTTTTTAATACTTAATGTTTTATCGCCGAAGTTTACCTTCTTTGCTTTTCCATCTCCGTCTGGATCTACAAACACTTTAGATTTCTTAACATCACCAGCCATAGGTTTATTAAGTGGAACAGTCTTACCTTTATAGGTAGCTTCTTCTAGATATTCTTTGAATGTTAGCATTTTATTTTGTCGCAAATCTTGGGTTGTTTAAAATTGAATTAGAGACTTTAACAGGAACTAATTTAGTTGCAGGTCTCATTTTTCCTGTTGAATCTTTCTGTTGAAGAACAATACCTTCTCCTTGGGATTTCTTACCATCAATAGATGTTTCCATATCTGGATGTTCAACACCTTTTAATACATGCTCAGTGGCTTGTCCTAAGTGGTGTCGTATTTGTAACGATCTTTCAAAGTGCTGCACATTATCATCAACATGAGATTGTAGGGATTCAAATTTGGCTTTAGTTTTTTGTTTACCAGCTTCAGTTTTTAATTTACCTGCTGCCTTTTCACCCTCATCATTTAGATGTTTCTTATAACCCTCAATAGAAGCTGTTTCACCACGACGAGTAGTTCTATTTAAGTAGGTGTTAAAGTGTCCACCTTTTTTAATATCAATATGTTCTGGTGTAAGGTGTTCGTTTGTATGTTTCTTCAGTAAAGATTTTGCTGCATCAATATGTTTCTGAGTTGCTTCTCTATCTTTATCTGAATAGGTAGAAGGATCTGCCTTATACTCATGCTCAGGAACAAACACATTAGGACTCTTACTTAATGCTTCGTTAGAAACACCATGAGCAACACCTTTAGTTATCTCAGTATGAATAGCGATACCAAGAGGTGCTTTAGTTTTTGCTTTATAGGTAATTCTATTTGGAGTGGTGCTAGTTGTTTGACCAGACTGAGATCCAGGTGCCTCAGGAGTATGTAATAAATCTCCCTGAACATGGTGTCCTTTATTGACGAACTCGTGTCCATGTTTTAGAAGATGCTTTAAAGAAGCTGCATATTCTGGAGCGTGACCGAAGTGTGTATCTATTTCTTCAGGAGTTCTGGCGATAACACCTCTAGACATTCTATGCTTGTCGGAAATACCAATACCTTTGTTATCATGTATAACATGAACTGAAGCACCACCATCAGTCTTCAACGATGCTCCGACTGGGCTTGACTTACCCATTCTCTTATTATGAAATTGTTGTAGTAATTCAACTGCAGTTTTTGTATGTTCAGGAGCTTCGTGTGGTAGATCTTTAGTATGTGTTAGATGTCCCAACATCTCATCATCAACTGAGGTTGCTTCTTTTAAAAATTCTTTAAATTGTAGCATATTAATCCTCAAACTTATGATTATCTAACTTGGCTGTCATAACACGACCTTTATGTGCGCCAGAACCTGTCTTAGCACCAAGAGTCATAACATTCTTTGGCTTACCACCTTCTTTTGGTGTGCCTTTGATAACGATATTATTTGCACCACTATGGGAAACATGTAAGTCAGTAAAATTGTCAGTATGTTTTTTACCCATACCAGCCATTGGAATTAATTTATGATTCGCTGATCCATCTGCTTGAACATGAGAATGTGCAATCCAATGTTCAGTTACTGTTTCAGGAGAAGCCACTGAGTGAATTAATTCGCGTAGTTCTGCGTCAGATTTTTTCTTCAAGCCACCAGCAATATCGCTAGTAACTTTCTTAGTTGTTTCGTCAGCACTTTCTCTTGCTTGCTGAGAACGCTGTCTAGCGAGCATTTCATTTTGTTGTGGAGTGCCGTGTTCTGCATTGTTTATATAATCTAGATACATACCTAGATGTTCATGCATAGTTTTTTCTTTGCCTTCTAATGGCTTAACTTTATGCTTGGCAGATAATTCTTTATGAAGAGATTTAGCACCGAGGATTTTCTTTCCTTTAGCATCAACTCTATCATTAACACCCATCTCGTCAATCTTTGTTTGAATATTTCTTGTGTCGGCTGAACCTGTATAACCAAGTTCATCCATTTTCTTTTTGTGTTCTTGTTGATGTTTGTCGAGCGAACCACTGTCTAATCCAGCATGTTGCTCCATTGTATCTAAACCCATATTGGCTAGATTTGCTTTGGCTGTATATCCATACTTATCAGACCAAGCGACATGACCAAACACTTTTGGTTTACCATCTTCACCAAGAATTTTCTTTCCATCCTTACCAACTTTATGAATCTCAGTCATACTATCACCTTTAGCATTAGGATCGTGTATGCCTGTTGTCTTTTGATGGTCGCCGTTTATCTTCTCACCCTTTTTATTTACTTTGTCTGGGTTTGATGTCCAGTAACTATTACCGTGAACAAATCCTTCGCCTGATGGATATTTCTTTTCTATAACCTTTTTCTGCTCAAGATGCATCTCATAGGCATGCTTATTGATTTCTTGATATGCAGCTTCTCCGACTTTCTTACGAAGTTTATCGTGTACTTGTTGGGGAGTTCCTGCGTGGTCAGGATTTTCTGACTCGGATCTGTGGTGAGATGGTAAGTGGAAGTCTGGATGCTCTGGGTCTTGATGCCACCCACCCTTTGTGTCAGGATGCATGTACCCAGCTTTGATGATTTCGTACAGCTTACCCTTGTCGTCTGCTTGGGTATCTTTACCAGCTGTATCTTCTACTAGAAATTCTTCCCTGAGGAAGTCTTTGAACTTTAACATAGGTTTCCATCCACAAATGTAATAACTTTATTATACTTGCAAATCAAATTAATAGCAAGTATATTAGACTAACTTATTTATAGTTATTATACTTGCGTTCCCATGTTAATATTTTCCTGAACAGGAGTGGGATTACCTCGTTTCGTCTGTCATCCTTGTAAACTCGTTGGATTCCAGAGAGGTTTTTGGAGTAGTTTTTGGCGTTTGGTTTTCTTAGAATCTCTGCCACAGACATTGTTGGTCGTTTCATTTTGAAGTCTAGAAAGATGCAATGAGCATACGCTTCTATCTCATCACGACCAGCATGGTATTCTCTGTTGTCGTCTATACGCTTTTTACCAGTACGCTTATATTTGACTTTGCTGGCTGAGAAATCTTCATGTTTACCCATGTACTGTCTGCAGTGGATCAGTTCATGCATTGCGACTTGAATACAACGATACTTAAACCTATGCCAATTGTTATCAGTAAAGTCGAAGTTCTTAAACTTTAAATCATCATATATGTCCAACTCAGAGGTATTCTTATCTATTGTGTACCAACCTCCAACTGCAATATTATTGCCGAGTTTCTTCTCTGGCTTATAATTAATTGAGAATCTCCACTTTTTAAAGTAGTTCTTCAGACCAGTTGGATTGTTTCTGTATTTGTCTAGATCGGAAAAGACTTTTGCTGGTACAAATTTTGCCCTGAAAGGACGCTCCTCAAAGTTCAACATATCTACAAAATCAATGTTTAAACTTTGAATGAATTTCATACATCACCCAAATAGTGATTCCAAATCGACAGCTTGCTTGGACTCAAAATGTTCATCAAACATCTCCTGTGCTTTACTTGGGATTGATGGATCGTGGTTAGTTTTAGTCTTCAACTCAGTTAAGTATCCAGTTGGCTTTTGGTTCGCCAAATCAACATAGTGTTGGGCGATTACCTTTCGGTCAAACTGTTTAATGAGTTCATAGTTATTTAGTTGAATCTGTCTGTAGTCAGCTTCTGGCATGTTACAAAAGTTAGTGATCGCTTCCCCATATTGTTTTGGGGTGGACGACTTTTTAATCATACAATAGTTAATTCCAGCCTTTAAAACTACACCCATACCCTCTTCATTGTTGGATACCCCATAGTTTATAGCGATAGGAACAGTACCAATACGCATAGCATCGATAACAACCCTGTTGAAGTGCTCACCAAAGGTATTAGACCAAGATGGATCGACCAAAAACTTGGAAGTTGCAAGGATTTCATCACGCTTCGCACCTGAGATAAATCCAAGGTACTCAAAGTTACCTGAGTTTTCAGCATTTTCCCAAATACGCTTACCCAATCTATCCTCGCTTACATCTGGATCATAGTCCTTTGTGGCATAATATTCTTCTTTACACTTATCTTTCGACATCATGTACGCTGCTTCAATACCATAACCACCGACTAGGGTTTTCACTGACTTCATATAGGGAACAGCACGAATCAAATCATCGACACGCTTCCAGCGTTTAAATGTCTGAATAGAAAGTAACTTGTTTTCACGCTGAGCAAATGGAGGTGTTTCTGGAACACCAGCGATATCCTGTGGGTTGAGAATCAAAGCACGAGGAACATTCATAAAGTCAGCCGAGTCATATGCTGCTGGATGGACACAAGCCAAACCAGAGAAGTGTTTCTCGAACAACTGAATCCAAGGATAGAGTTTCTTTAGATTCGCATCGTGAATAATTGGAACTTGTTTCGCTGTAATCTGCTCAACCATTGGAAGCCAGTCAAGATTTTGTTCTGTGTCTTTGTTTTTAAATCCAAAGATGGATTGCCAAATAACAATATCATGTTGGTTGGCATCGGCAATAAACTTATCAATAGATTCTTTAAGTAGATATGAATAATATGGAGCAATCCAACCATCGCCTTGATGAACAGGATAACCTGAACCAACACCAATCTCATAACCATCTTTCAATGGCGCATTCATGTCAGGTTGTTTCAAAGTTTTGGCTGGCTTGAGGTAAGCAAATGTCACCTCATGACCAATTTCTTTTAGACCAGCCATAAGATGTTCGCAGTGATTAATAATACCTCCAAAGTTATTGAAGGTGTGCATTACCATCATAATTTTCATAGTGTTTCCTTAACCAAAAAATTCATCAAGAGTTGTCGCTGCTGCATTTGGGTGATACTTTAAGAGTTGTTCGCGACCAAGTTTGGCTTCGCAATAATCATACCACTCTTTATCTTCCCACATTCCTGGACTAATACCATTCCAAAGTTTTCTTTGTTCAGGATGCTCAGGATTTAGTCGACGAGATTCAACATAATCATAACGAGTATCTTCATACTGTTTAGATCCCAACTCAAGCATCTTCTCACGGAAATAAACTACCAATGATACACGCTCAGAACCTTCGGCACATTCAATAGGAGTGTTACCATGCATAACTTCGTGATTGTTAATTAGAAGCAAATCTCCTGGACGAACATTCACTGCTACACGATATTCAGGTGCAATCAAATAACCACCTGTGTAGTTACCATCATTGGATAGTGTTAGTAGATTTGATAGACCAGTGTTTAAATCGCCAGCATCATAGTGTGCTGCAGTTCTAAATGTTTTATTCACAGTGATAGTTGTGAAGGGAGTTTCTGGAACCAAGAATGCTGGATCTACTTTACCTGCTGCTTCCATTTGATTATTATAACGCCATGGTAGCAAATCTTTAAAACCTTTAGCCAAGTGTTGTAGGAATGGATAAGACATCTTAAACTTATCAAAACTGTTTGCAGTATAAGAAGTGGCACGACCATAGGGAATACGAGGATATCTATCAAACCAACCAGCGATACCTGAATTAACAGCAGTACCATAGGTAGTTAGACTCATCATGGTCATAACTTCTTCAGTGGACTTTGCTCGCTCCTCACGATTCAATGGTTTGATAGAATCTAACCATGCTTCGAAGTCAAACTGACCACCACGATAGCGAGAGATAACCCAGACATTATTTTTGCCTGCCCCACCAGCACGCTTTTTATCTTCAAGTGTTGGATACTTGGCACGGATTGCATCAATAACATCTGTCTCATCAAGTGAAGCATTTCTATTGGCAATCAATGCTGATGTCATTTCATCTTGGTAATTAGTAACCCACTCACGACCTTCGTCAGTTGCGATTACACCTTCTTTGATGCCCGACGCAATACCCCTGTTTTCCGTTCGGGTTGCTGCTTCGCGTAATCCTTGATAAGCCATTTGCTGTTCTTCTTGCGTGAAAAAGTTTTTACGGAATTTAAAAACGATCCTGTCTTCTCCATAAACTTCTTCAGTTCCTGGGGGAAGTGGCATATAAACATCGCAGTCTTCTTCAACCAAAATATCATAATGTCTCTCATCTAGAAACTTCCCCACCAAATCTGTGCAGTCATATTTTCTGTCCGCCACAATTGTCTTTACCATACTTTCTCCTAAAACTTAAATCCTTCAAATTCTTCTGACTTAATTCGTTTACCAAAATCACTCTTATCAAAAACTGGTCCAGTATCTTGACCAGATTCAGAAATATTTTGCTGAGCCTGTGCCTCAAGATTATACAGTTTCATCTTAGAACGATCAACCCCAATAACAAACTTTTTGTAATATGCAGGATCACCATAACGATTTTTCAACTGCTTCACTAATAGTTGATTCAACGCTTCAAGTTCTTCAGAAGAAATCAAAGCAAACATAAAGTCAACTGTTGCTGGCAAACCAAACGATTCAGAAGTGTCTGTTAGTTCTACATCTGTGTTAGAGAATCCCGATCGAGTTGTTTGTGTAGCTGATAAGATAGGAACTGCATATTCAACTGCCAATCCCCTCAACTCTTCTGCGATGCTCTTAATATATGTATAAGAATTTACATTCGCCCCTTGCTTCATTCTAGAAGAAGAACAGATATTCAAGTAGTCAATAATAACCATATCTGGAACAAACTTTTTCTTTTGTTTCAATTCTTCCATCAATGCTTTGAAGTGCCCAGCGTGAGCACCAGCAGTTGGATATTCTTTAATGATTAATTTTCCCTGAGTCTTTTTAGATACTTTACTGAAACGACTTGAGTATAAATCCTTGTCGATTATCTTCAGTTCGTCCATACCAATGTTCATTAAATTAGCATCGATACGCTCAGCGATTCTTTCCTCAGCCATCTCCATAGTAATATAGAGAACATTCTTACCTTGCATTAATGTTGATGCTGCCACATGACACATAAACAATGATTTACCAACACCAGTGCCAGCCAAAACTACATTCAA